GGAATCGCCTCACCAAAACGAGGCAGCTATTAGCTGCTCGTAAAGCGTCCAGCTAGATTAGGCTGGTAATGGAAGATAGCCGAGAGGGCTGAAGGTAAGAAGGCGTGTGGTGGTTGCAAACACCGAATCGAGTAACCCTCCACCCTCGTTGAGAGAGCGAGGCGGCGTACAAAATAGGAGCTAGAGTAATATGTTAACAAGGGCCAGCTGGGAAACCGGCTGGCTTTTTTGTGCTTGCCTCCGGCCAGCGCTGGGTGTTGGGTGCTGGTTCGTTGTTGATTCCTTTCGACAGCGTTGTTGTGGCCCGTCAGCTGTCAAAGGCTGGCGGGTTTTTTTTGTGCAAAACGGTGGAACAATCGGCGAATGGAGTAGCCCCGAACGAATGCAACCACGGCAAAGACCGCGCCCATTGATGCACTCTCGTGGAGCTGGATCGCATACCCCAGCCAGTGCATCAGAACATACACGAGCACGAGGTTGATAACGTAACCAACAACCACGTTGGCTGCGCTCTCAGCTGCGTGCCTCATCGTTGGTTGCTGGTGGTCAGCGCCGAACAGTCGGGGCTTCCCAGTTTGCCGTCATCCACTGCCACGTTGAGCGAAGCCCCTCCTCCAGCTGGATCGCGTGATGCCAGCCCAGCTTCTTGAACCGACTTGAGTCCATAACCTTCCTTGGCGGGCCGTCCGGTTTAGCGGGATCGAATGTGGTGACGATGGCCTTGTCGCTGATGTGAACGATCAACTCCCACAGCTGGCGGATGGTGCGCTCCTCGCCGGTTCCCACGTTCAGAAACCCGCCGGTGTCCACACAGTCAGTAGCGTTCACCCTCTCGATGGCGAACATAACTGCATCCGCCAGATCGTCAACGTGCATCAGCTCACGCTTGGGTGAACCGCTGCCCCACAGCTGAACAACATCACCGTGACCCCTTGCCTCGTAGGCTCGTCGGAGAAACGATGCAACAGCGTGCGACTCGCCTTCGCGGAAATTATCGAACGGGCCATACTGGTTGGGTGGCATCAGCGCAAAGAAGTTGCAGCCGTGTTGGCGGTGGTAGCTGGAGCACAGCTCGATGCCTGCCACCTTGGCAATGGCATACGGCTGGTTGGTTGGCTCGAACGTGCCGGTGAGCAGCGACTCCTCAATCATAGGTTGGAGCGCATTGCGCGGATAGATGCAGCTGCTACCCAGAAGGATCAGCTTCCGCACGCCGAATTGACGCGCTGCCTCAACCCAGTTGAGCTGGATCAGCAGATTGTCCCGAATGAAATCGGCACGCTGCGTGTTGTTGGCGCTGATGCCGCCGACCTTTGCCGCGCACAGTACCACCACGTCCGGCTTGGCGATTTGCAGATCACGGGCGACGTTGGCCATCGCCCGATAGTCCGTCCGCTCACCGGGGTACACCGCCTCGTAGCCATACTCCATCTGGAGGCGGCGGATCACCGCACGCCCAACCATCCCGTTGTGGCCAGCTACAAAGCACCTTTGTACGAACCTTCCGTGTCCTCGGCCAGCTGTCTCGCCAGCTTCTCGGCTGTTTCCCTGCACTGCGGGCCGTACCCCGACAGCAGTAACCCCGGCATCCCTTTGTTCTGATTGTACACCCTCCATATTTCTCCTCCTTCGTGCTTGATATAGGTTTGCAGTTTCTCAAACCGCTTTCTGTTCCTCTTCCGTCGATATGATTTCCGTCCCATCTAATTTAATGTATGAAACCTCCTTCTCCTTCTGCCCGCCGTTCATTCCGGCGGACGTGACCGTCAACTCGTTTCTTTTTTTGCAAATTATTTCCCCCTTGTCGTTCGCTATTTTTGTCTTCAGTACCACGCCCGAGGCCATTAAGTAGCTGACCAGATAGCTGGGGGCGCACAGCATTGCGCTGATGGATCGCAGCGCCTCAATCTTTGAGGCGTCCACCATTAATTCACCCTTGAACTTCGCCCAGAGATCGCCGAGTGAAATGTTGCGGCACTTGATTTCGATGATGGCGACCAGCTCCGGCGAGAGGGATGACAAGCCGCTGGCGTTGGTATAGATCAGCCCGTCCACTCTGGCGTAGCTGTCAGTTGTGTTGACCCAGCCGTGGTTGGGGGTGTCTCTCATTATGACGCGCACCACCTCCTGCGCAGCGGCGTCCATCTGTGCTCGTCGTGTCATAACGTGTTGTATGCGCAGGCGGGGCCAAGGATTGTCTCGACCACATCAGCCAGCTCTTCGGGTATATCCTTCTTCTCGATGGCGAGGATTTGCGCCAGCTCTTGACCGGAAAACTCCAGCTGAACTATGCGTGCGCTGATGTATCCCCCCCCAAGGTCAGCGTCCATATGGGTTGTCTCTCCTAAAACATTCACACTCTTCCTTTTCTGCTTAACAGATTCTTCACCGTAGTCGCCGTCCACACACCACCGCGTGCCGTTCGAACTCCGCGTGCGTTAAGGCAGCGAGCGATTCCGGCAAGCGTGACCACCCCAGCCGCTTTAACTTTTCGCACTTCTTTCAATTGCTCCCTCCACAGCGGCTCGCACGCCTCCCTTCGGGCGACGGCGGCCTTCTCAAGTGCAATTCTCCATCGAGGATTACCGACCACCGCTCCGCGTGCTTTAGCAGCGGCCAACCCAACTTTTGTCAGTTCAGACATATTAATCTGGTTGGTTCGTTCCTTCCCGTGAACCTTGCCGTGGCAGATTGAGCAGAGGGGGATCACACGGGAGCCACCCAGCGAGCGTGGGACAACGTGGTGTAGCTGCACCTCACCGGCTACCGAGTGGTTGCACTCAAAGCACACGTCTAAAGCAACAATGATGTCCTTCTTTTCCCCCAAAACGCTCACCGAACGTCGCCCAGTTTGTCCATTTGGTGCTTCACCATTCTCTCCACCAGCTGGGTGAATGTGACCTTGGGCTTCCAGCCCAGCTCGTCCCTCGCCTTGGAGGCATCCCCCAGCAGCACCTTCAGTTCAAACGGGCGCTTGAGGCGCGGGCTAACCTCAACATATTTATCCACCTCATTGTCCCAGATGCCCGCGCACCGGAATGACTGGATCAAGAATTGCTCAACCGTGTAGCTTGAGCCGGTGGCGATGACGTAATCCTTCGGCCTCCCCTTCTCCACCATCCTCACAGCTGCCTCCATATATTCCGGCGCATACCCCCAGTCCCGCTCGGCACTGAGGTTGCCCAACAGCAGCGGCTCCCTCCTCCCAGCTGCTATCTCGGCAACCGCCTTGGCAATCTTCTGGGTGACAAACGTCGGCCCCCGCCTCTCACTCTCGTGGTTGAACAGGATTCCGCAGACGATGCACAGCCCGTAGGCTTCCCTATACATATTGGCGGCGTGATGCGCTGCGGTCTTGGCAATGCCGTAGGGTGAGCACGGGCGCATCGGCGTGTCCTCGTTGATCGGCATCGACACCAGCCGCTCACCATCCTCGTTGGTGGCCTCCACGTTGCCGTACATTTCACTTGAGCTGGCTTGATAGATGACCGCCTCGGGACACACGCGGGCGCACGCCTCAAAGACATTCACCGCACCGCCGTGTACGATGTCGTGCGTTGAGAGCGGCGTCTCGAACGAGTCGCGCACTTGGCTCATTGCCGCCAGATTGAACACCACTTCCGGCATCACGTCGGAGATGATCTGCATCATCGAGCTGGCGTCAGCCACGTCACCACGGTGCAGCCGTATCCGGTCAAAGATGTGGTCAATGCGGTGTGTGTTGTGTGAGCTGGCTCGGCGCACCACGCCGTGAACCTCCCACCCCTTCTCAAGCAGCTGGTCTGCGAGCCAGCTACCATCCTGCCCAGTAATTCCCGTTATCAGTGCTTTCGTCATTGTAGAAAAAATGATTTAACTTTCCGCCCTCCACCACCGCCTTGTCCACAGCTGCGCGAATGGCACTCGGGCTGATCGTCCACGCCGTGGGCGCGAAGTCCTCAAGGCAATTGCTGCCAAACAAAAACCAGACGCAGCTGTAAACATCTGGCGGCTCCATCCACTTGGGCAAGGGGGTGCGGCACGGGTAGCTTCGCTGTAACAGCTGGCGCAGGGCGTCCTCATCGACCACCCGACCCGCCTTGACCAACCCCTTGCGGTGGGCATCAACGTAGTCGATGGCTGCCTGCACAATAATCGCGCTAACCAAATCGTTGAGCGCCTTCGTTTCGCATATAACCCGCTCCCCTTCATTCACCCTTGCTCCCCCTTGCTCCCTTTAAGATTCTCCCCTCTCGTCCCGTGGCCCAGTTCAAGAGGGAAAGGCAGCGGCCCCCAGAATTGCGGGCTTGTTCCGCCTAAATTGGCAACAGCTGGTGTTCAACTCTGCGGAATAACCGAACCGCCTGTGCGGAGTCGTCCTCCGCCTCTATGCCCAGCTGCTGTTAAAATATCCCCAAGAATTTTTTACGTCTCTTCAAGCAGTCCTCTGGATTCTTGGCCGCCCGCTCCCGTGCGACGCGAATCTGTGTGTCGGTGAACAGATACGGCTTCACCCCTTTGCCGCCCTCCAGCAAAACGAACACATAATCACTGTTGGCTGCTGGGTTTTTCTCCTTGTTCCTCACCAAGAACAACCGCCCCAGTTCTACTCGTTTCATTTAGAGATTCTCCTTTAGTGCGGCGTTCATATCCGCCGACAGGGTGCGCAGCAGGGGCGGCACTTGATCTGTGTTGCCCCCGTTCTCGTCCATCCGCTGCCGAATCAGAGCCTCGGCCCCGGCGGCGATGGTTGTCAGTTCGTCCATTGACACCTCAAGTGTCGCCATCCTCACGGTTTTTGTTTCTATTTTCATAGGCGTTACAAATCCACCCCGGCGCTTGAGCAGCCGCCACAGCTGCACACCCTCAAGGGTCAAGCCGCCGCCAACTCCTTTGCCTTGGCGTCGATCCATTGCTCGTGTCCAAATGTTGATTCAAACCGCAGCTTGTTGCGGATAAACACCAAGTCCACCTCGCCCTGCCGACCGGCTCGGTTCTTGCCGACCGCCAGCTTCACCACCATCTTCGGCCCGTCTTGCATACGGGGGTCTTGAACGTAAAGGAACAGCACCACGTCACTGTCCTGCTCGATTGAGCCGGACTCACGGAGATCGGACAGCACCGGCTTGCCCATCGTCTGCCTGCCCAGCTGGGCCAGACCGAGCACCGGCAGATTCAACTCCATAGCCAGCTGCTTGAGGCTGCGGGTAATGTTGCCCACTTGAACGTGGCGCTGGGCTTTGCGGTCGTCCGACGAGGGCTGGATCAGCTGCATATAATCCACGAGGATCAGCTGAATGCCGTGGCTGCGAACCATCCTGCGGGCGTGGCTGGCTATCTGGTTCACCGTGAGGTTGCCGTTGTCATTGATGTGCAGCGGCGCACGGCGAAGGCGCGGCGCAACGTCGGCGGCCTTGGCCATAATCTTGAGGCGAATGTCCCTGTCGGTGACGTTGCCATTGAGAATGTCGCCGACGAGGTTGGTGTCGGAGAGCGAGCAGAGCATTCGCATATTCAGCTCGTCATCCGACATCTCGAAGGAGAAGAAGCCCACCGGCACACCGTCCATCACCAGCTTCTCGGCTATGTTGCAGGCCAGCGCCGACTTGCCCACGGCTGGCCGAGCTGCCAGCGTGATCAGCTGGCCGCCCCTCATCCCGCCGAGGATACTGTCCAGCGGGCCAAGGCCGGTGGGAACACCGACCCGCCCTCCCTTGTGAGCCTCCTCCAATAGCTCAACCACCCGCTG